GCAGATGCCGCTGCTGCGTTCCGAGCAATCATGGCTCGTAATCGTGAAGTTAAACCTAATGGGGAACCGAACACAATCGGAGTAACCACTACCCCTGAGGGCTTTAAGTTCGTCTACAAAACATGGAAGAAAGACCCTTTAGAGGGTTTTGAGCTGATTCAAGCGCCAACAGCGTCCAATCCGCATCTACCTGCCGATTATGTCGATAACTTAAAGGCCATTTACCCTAATAACCTGCTTTCCGCTTACCTTAAAGGCGAGTTTGTCAACTTGACGCAAGGAACAGTGTTCAATGGGTACAACCGTGATAAAAATCAGAGCCAAGAAGAAGTTACGCGCTTTGATTTCCTAATGGTGGGAATGGATTTCAACGTAACTAATATGTCGGCTGTAGTATTCGTCAACCGTGGCGGTGTTTATCACGCAGTTAAAGAATTAACGGGAATTTACGATACCCCGACTATGATTCACACGCTAAACACTAAATACCCCGATCATAACATTGCTGTTTACCCAGATGCCTCTGGCGCATCAAGAAAAACAGTCAATGCAAGCATTTCCGACATATCTCTATTAGAGTCAGCAGGATTCGAGTGTAGAGCGCCCAAAAAGAACCCTTTTATCAAGGATAGGGTCATGGCGGGTAACGCAGCTTTTGAATCAAGGCAGGTTATGGTAAATTCCGACCAATGCCCTGAATTAGCAAGCAGTTTAGAGCAATTAACCTATGATAAGAATGGCGTTCCCGATAAAACAAGTGGCTTAGATCACTTAATAGACGCTGCAACTTATCCAATTGCTCACGAACTGCCTATTATTAAACCTATAGCGGCCATTCCGTTTAAATTTGCGATATAAATTATGAGTGTAGACCAACAGAACCCAGAATATTCAACTTATCTTGCAGAGTGGCAGATGGTTCAAGACTGCTGCGATGGTCAGCGGGCAATTAAGAAGAAAAACTCGACATACCTACCTCCGATGGAAGGTGTTCACATTACCGAAAGTCGGTACGTTAATTACTTAAAGCGAGCTGTCTTTGTAAACTTTACAGGCAAAACCAAAGAGGGCCTGACTGGCGCAATCTTTAGAAATGACCCTGAGTGTGAATTACCACCAGAAACAGAATACTTAAAAGCCAACTCTGACGGCGCAGGTGAATCTTTAGTCAGTTTAGCTAAGGATGTCACTGGTGAAGTGATCGGCAAAGGCCGTCATGTACTTTTAGTTGACTATCCTGAAGTTGCAGAGGGTTTATCGCTAGAAGAAGTCAACAGACTCTCACCAAAAGCCACAATTAACCGCTATACCGCCGAAGACTTTATAAACTGGCGTGTAGAAGTCATAAATGGCCAAAAAATACTCTCATTAGCCGTTCTTCGTGAAGAATACGATAACGATGAGGATGAATTTGGATATGAGCCTCAATTCCAGTACCGAGTGCTGCGACTAAAAGACGGATTGTATACGCAACAAGTATACAGAGAAGACGAGCCTGTTACGGCTGAGTATGCGCCTAAAAAAGCCGATGGCACCTCTTTTGATTTCATACCTGTATTTATTATAGGTTCAGAAAACAATGATACGACTTGCGATACACCGCCTTTGGCTGATATTGCTAACATTAACATCGCTCATTACCGTAATTCTGCCGATTTAGAAGAAAACTGCTTTGTTCACGGTCAATTAACCCTTGGCGTGTCGTCTTCTATGTCTTTAACTCAATTCCAAGAGGCTAACCCTCATGGTATTACTGTTGGCTCGATGGCGGGTCACTTTCTTGGTGATTCTGGGGGCTTTTCTGTTATACAGGCCGCTGAAAATCAATTAGCCGACAAACTCATGGCTCGTAAAGAAGAGCAAATGCGTAAACTTGGCGCTCGAATGATTGAAGTTGGCGCTGCTAAGACCGCGACACAAAGTCTAATCGAGCAAGCTGGCGAAACCTCTATCCTAACTACCATTGCAGATAACGTGTCAGAAGGTATAGCTGCTTGTGTTGAATGGTGCGGAATGTTTATGGGTGCGACTCAAGAGTCGTTATATATCCTAAACACTAAGTTCTTCGATGAAGTCGCTGACCCGCAAATGCTTATGGCTGCTATGCAACTGAACGAAGGCAAGTTAATTGCTAAGTCAGACATGCAAGAGCTAGCTAGATTGCAAGGACTCATTAAAGACAGCCGCACAAATGAAGATATTGACGCTGAACTAGCCGAAGAGATGGCTAAGGTCGAAGAAATCAATGAAAACGAGCAAGAAACGGAAGATATTGATGAGGAGCCAGAAGAGTCTTTGACAATCAAAGATGAAAATGGTATATAACTAATTGCTACTGGGTAGCAGCATTTTAATAACTTGGGGTTATAAATGAGCATTCAATTTAGTTTAGACGCAGAGTCACACGAAGCATTAGATGAGTCTCAAAAGGGCTTATACACGTTACAAGGTGACAACACCTTTCAACTTAATGTAGAGGGTGTTCCAACACAAGATGTAAGCGGCTTAAAACGCAAGATTGACGAGTTACTAACTGAGAAAAAATCAGTTCAGCAACGAGCAAACGAAGCGGAAGAGATTGCAAAGCTGGAGGCGGCTGAAAAGCTGAAGAAAGCTAATGATTTTGAGCAGTTGTATAACAGCTCAGAGTTAGAAAGAGAAAAAGCGTCAAGTGAGTTAGCAACTTTAAAGGCTAATTTGCAAAAGCAACAAGTAGCCAGTCAAGCTGGTGATGTTGCAAGTAAACTTACGAAGGATACAGCTAGAGCTAAGTTGTTGACTGAGCAAATTGCTTCACGCCTATCTTTAGTAGATGGTGAGATACGAGTTTTAGATGCTAATGGTAATTTAACGGTTAGCACTGTAGAAGAATTGACAACATCAATTAAAACGGAATACCCGTTTCTGGTTGACGGGTCACAAGCTGCTGGGGGCGGCGCAACGGGTGGAAGCAGCGGGGCTGGGGATACCAAACAAGTAAGTCGATCAGAGTTTGATGCTATGGATGCGGTAAAACGCATGAAGTACGTTAAATCTGGCGGCAAAATCATTTAATTATTTTTTTGGAGAACCATTATGGGTGACTTAACCCTTACGAACCTAGCAAGTGACATTTATGTCGCTGCTGACACTGTAGGCCGTGAAGCTGTTGGCTTTATCCCTGCTGTAACTATGAACGCTGAAAGCACTCGCGCTTCTACTGGCGACACCATCAAAGCTGCTGTTACACCAGTTAGCTCTGCTGCACAAAGCATTGGCGATGGCGCAATGACTATTCCTGATGGCGAAGACCAAACTATTGGTAATAGCGTCTTTCAGATCAATAAGTCAAAAGCTGTTCAAATCCCATTAAGCGGCGAGCAAGAATTGCAATTACGCAATGGCGGCAACTACGAAACTGTTTACGGTGATTTAATCGCTCAAGCAATGCGTACTTTGTCTAACGAAATCGAATCTGACTTGGCTGTTGCAGCTCAAGGCAATTTCTCTCGCTGGGCTGGTACTGTCGGTACTACTCCTTTTGGCTTTAGCGCATCAGCTTCTGGTCTTGAAGATTTAGCTACTGTACGTCAACAGTTAGTTGACAATGGCGCAGCAAATTCTGACCTTCAAGGTGTATTTAACACTGTAGCTGGTGCAAAATTCCGCGCAAGCAACAACATTGTTAATGTCAACACTTCTGGAAGCTCTAGCTTACGCGACCAAGGCATTTTATTGCCAATGTACGGAATCGACATTCGTGAGTCTTCACAGATTGCTTCATATGACTCTGTTGGTACTGACGCTGCTATGGCTATCAATGCAGGTAACTTAGCTGCTGGTTCAACAACTATCACTGTTGACGCTAACACTGGCGATGCTACTGGCTCTATTGACTCAGGTGATCTATTCAAACTTGCTGGTCAAGACACTGGTTATGTTGCCTCTGGTACTGGTACTGCTAACGAAGCTGCTGGTGGTACTATCGTACTTCGCGGTGACAAAGGCTTGCGTAATGCAACACTCAATGACGCTGCTGTAGCTGTTGAACGTGCTGCTTACAATCCTAACTTTGTATTTGCTCGCTCTGCTCTTGAGCTTGCGGTTCGCGCACCTGCCGTACCTGCAATGGGCGATGCTGCTGATGATGCTGTATTGGTTCAAGACCCACACTCAGGTTTGGTTTTTGAAATCCGCATCTACAAAGGCTATCATAAGTCAATGATTGAAGTTGCTTGCGCTTGGGGTACTAAAGCGTGGAAGCCTGATTTCATCGGCGCATTAGTAGGCTAAGTTAGAAACTTTTGGTCGGCTTGCTTGGGTTTCCCTCCCTTTTCCCTTGCAGGTCGGCCATTTTTTTAAGGTGACGAAATGGCTTTAACAGTAGAAACAGGTCAGCAATCAACGACTGCTAACAGTTATGTGACTGTTGCCAATTACGATTCTTACTTAGATGCAAGATATGTTGGAAGAACAGATATTAGCGATGCTCAAGCAGAGGCATATATTCTGCGAGCTACAGATTATTTTGAAGGCTTAAATTTTATTGGCATGAAAGCCACTGAAATTCAGTCTATGCAATGGCCTAGAAGCGGTATAAACATCGATGGCTACGGCAAGGATTCAAACGAGATACCTAAAGAGGTATTGACTGCCATTTACGAATTGGCATACGGTTTCGAGCAGGGGTACGGTATTAACGACCCTATCTCCAGAGAGACTGTAAAAGAGAAGATAGGCGAGATAGAGGTAGAGTATAAATCCTCAAGCGCAGATCGTACTTTGCTCCCAGCGGCCACACAGGCGCTTAGGAAGCTAATTAAAAACCCGATGAGGGTTGTGAGGGCATAATGGCCTTTAACTATGCACCACTAGCAAGTACAGCAACAAAAATGATCACCGAGTATGGTCAGACTGTGACGTTCACCAGAAATGGTAATGTGTCTTACGACCCTACGCAGGGTGTAAGCTCTAGTAGTCAGACTACTTATGACGCTAGGGTTGTTGCTTTTAGCGCATTGAAAGAAGAGGCTCCTGAGTCGTCTTTGGCGGTGAAAGAGTTTACTGCTTACTGCTCTTCTAGTACGCCGCCTAAAATTGGTGATACGGCAACAATAAACTCTGAAAACTTTAGAGTTATAGAGATTAACCCAGTGCAGCCCGCCACCACGGTGATTTATTATGAGCTTAGACTCCGATCTTAAAGCGTACACAAAGGTTGCTCTTGATGATGCTCACAAGATTGTCAAGAAAGTAGTTAATGATGTTATGGTGCAAACTGTTGATAAGACCTCTGTAGACTCTGGGGCGCTTAAAAATAGTTGGTATGCCAGCTTTGGCTCTCCTATTTCAGCAGAAAATGGCAGAAGTCCAGATGGGTCAGGCGCAGATAGCTTAAATAACGCATATGAAGTAACAAGTAAGATAAATAAGTCAAAGATTGGCGAGCCTATTTTCTTCACGAACTCATTGCATTATGCTCAGAAGATAGAGCTTGGAGGCTTTTCTCGCGCACCTGCTGGGATGATGAGAATAGCGGTAAAGAACGCAGTTAGGAA